GACATGTTGAATAATTTAGGTGAAACATTGACTAAACTAAAAAGGATATTTCCTATTTCTTTTATAGTTTTAAGTCAACTTAATAGAAATATTGATCACCCAGATAGAGCTGAAGATGGTAAGTATGGTAACTATGTTTTAGAATCTGACATATTTGGTGCTGATGCCTTATTACAGCATGCTGATTTAGTTGTGGGAATAAATAGACCAGCTAAACAGAAAATTAAATTTTATGGTCCTGATAGATTCATTATTGAAGATATGAATACATTAGTTCTACATTTTTTAAAGTGTAGAAATGGTGATACAAGAATGAGTTTTTTCAAAGCTCAATTTGAAAGAATGTCAATAGTTGAAATGGAATCACCGGCAACACAAGAAAGAGGTTTAAAAACAAGATAAAATGGGTATAAGTACAAGTGGTAATGCTAAACCACCTTTCAATAGAAAAATAGCTACAGCAAATTTATTAAAAGATCAAGCATGGATTTTTGAAAAATTAATGATAAATGATCCGTTATACATTCCTAAGTGTGCATACAGACCTTATGGAAAACAAGAATTACACATAGCATTTTTTGAAAGTGAAATCTCAAGAGGTGAAGATATATATACAGAATTTGTAAGTGTTACACTTGAGTCAGAAGATCCTGACAGAATATTGTATAAATGGAAATGTAATCCTTTTTATAAAGAAGAATATGATATCACTGAGCCTAATGCTCAAGGGCATGTAAGATACTTAATTCCTGTATCTGAATTGATAGCAATAAAACCTGAAAAATTCATTACTGAAAAAGAAACTCCTGATGACACAAATGATTTATTTCCTGATTTTGATGCAATGATTGATCCTGATACTGACGCACCATTAAGTGCAATGACTGTTAGAGATTTAGCAGCAATCATGTTGAAAAAACCAGTAAGTAATAAAAAATGGTTAAATAATTTAATTTAAAAGTAAAAAATGGAAATTACACTCCCAAGTAAAAAAGTAAAAGCTGAAAGAGTAAACCCTAAAAGACTGGTAATTTATTCAAAACCTAAAACAGGTAAAACAACTGCATTTGCAGGACTTGAAGATAATCTTTTAATAGATTTAGAAAATGGTTCTGATTATGTAGATGCTTTAAAAGTTAAAGCAAATTCATTAAAAGACTTGATTGCTATTGGCAAAAAAGTAAAAGATGCTGGAAAACCTTATAAATATGTAACTATTGATACTGTTACAGCATTAGAAGAAATGGTGATGCCTTTAGCAATTGAAAAATATAAATCCACGCCTATGGGTAAGAACTATGATGGTAACAATGTATTAAGTTTACCTAACGGTGCAGGTTATTTATATATCAGAGAAGCTTTCTTTGAAGTATTAAAATTTATAGATAGTTTAGCAGACTGTATTATTTTATCAGGTCATATCAAAGACAAACAAGTTGATGATAAAGGTGAATTAGTAATGTCTGCAAATATTGATCTTACTGGTAAAATTAAATCATTATTGTGTGCTAATGCAGACGCTATTGGTTATATGTTCAGAAAAAAAAATCAAGTGATCATTAATTTTAAAACTAATGATGAAGTTACTTGTGGTGCAAGACCTGAACATTTAAGAAATGCTGAAATAGTTATTTCTGAATCTGATGATGAAGGTGTTATCACTACAAATTGGGACAAAATTTATAAAAAATAATTAATTAATTAAATAAAAAAAAATAAGATGGCAATTGGAACTAAAGATGTAAAAGGTGGTGGAACAAGTATTAACAAAACTATCAGTCCAGGTAATTATAAATTAAAAATCAACACTATTGTAGCAGAAGAGTTTAAATTTATTCCTGATGCATTGAACATATTATTAAATGTTGAGACTGAACCTATAAATGGTTTTGAAGGTTTCTTTATTGATAAAGATAATGAGTCTTTAGGTAGATATTCAGGACAAATTGGTAGAGTGAAAGCTGGTCAATATGCATTTGCAGATGGTACTACTAAATCAGGTATTGAAATTAATAGAGATAACAGTATTTTAGTATTTATAAAAGCTCTTTGTACTTCATTAGATATCTTAGATTGGTTTGATGCTCAAGATGAGAAACATGACTCAATTGAAGAATTCATTGAAGCTTTAAATAAAGAGAAACCTTTCAAAGATAAATTTTTAGATTTTTGTATAGCTGGTAAAGAATATGAAAATAGAGCAGGTTATACAGCTTATGATTTACATTTACCAAAATCGTCTAGAGATGGTTATGCTTTTTCACAAGTTGACTCAGGTAAAACTTTATTGTTTTCAGAAAGTGCGCATATCAAAAGAAATACTCCTAAAAAAGTAGATAGTTTTGCGTCTAATAATACAGAATCAGGTACAGCTACAGCTTCAGATTT